ACCAGTTAGTTCACCCCATGTTGCAGGTGAGTTTGATTCTAGTAGTAACGAAGAACTAGATTGACTATATACCCTGTAAGGACCTATTTTCTGAACATTAGTAGTTGCCGCACCAGTAAAAATATTAGTAGTAATGTTTGGTAAAATTATATCATCATTAGAACATTCACACGCTTGACAGGTGGGATATGACAACATCGGTAATTGAAACTGTTTAAGTGTAAAATTATCTAATAATGGTCGAACAGTGGTGACAAATAACCGCGCCGCTCCAATATAAATCACCATATACGCTAAACTAAGGAAAGCCCATGGGTTGGCCAAAAAAGCCAATTGAATGAAACTTACCAAGCTCTGTGCCGCTTGGTAACCCAACCACACTGGTATTACATTCCTTACCAACCATTTGAATTGAGGCCAAAATTGTGCTATCAAATGTAGTATCGGTATAATCACCAATGCTAAGGGTGAAAATGCGGTTAAGAATAAATTTGTAACAAAAAACAAAAAATCAAAGTTTCTTACACCATCCGTTGCAGGAAATTTATTGTTTTCATCAGAACAAGTATTATCCGTAATCTCTTTGATACCCAAAAAATTTCCACGATTTAGACCTTTATAATATTGGTCAACTAAACCTGATATTGTATAAACCTTATTATATTGAAAATTATAAAACGTATCTTCGCAATTTACCGCCTCAGAAACATTTGTATACCCACTCCAATCTAAACCAAAATAATACGATCCTATGAAATCCTGATATTGTGAACTACTTGTATTCAAATTAAAGGCAGGATCAGTTGATGAATTATTCCACCCATATTCCTTAATATTTGGAACTAAGAAATACGCCCTCCTTGTTTCACTCAACTCTAAACTTGGTGATTGATCCCACTTGACTTTGAATCTGTACTTACCTTGTGTTGGCACCCCTATTTCAGGATCTTGACTCAATACTTGTTCACCAAATTCATTTGTGGTTACATAGTCGAGATTCATGGGAACCTCCAATAACCAAGTACCATCTTCGTCAATTACTTTTCCTCCGTTTGGAAGTTCCGCCTGTTCCAAGATAGGTAATCCATTTGTGTCTTGAAAGATGGTTTGTCTAATGGCAACAATTTCACCTGGACCCGCATTTAAATTACACAAATCACCCATTTCTGAAGGTGGTACACAGTTTCTTGACATGGCTTGATCATTTTGGTTTGTTACCAATGATCCCATAAACAAAGCGGTGGGCTCGATAGTTACACCCACATCTCCCAAATTGAAATCGTTTCTTACGATCCCAACCTCACATAACTCGGGTTGACCCCAAAATGGTTGTACGTTGACACTCTGATTCAGTGTTACAATTTGAGGTAGGGATTGAAAATCGGACGATGTACTAAATGTTGCCGAGTTGAAGTCGCTCGAACTGGCTCTACCCATTCTAATGAGGTCCTGAGGTGAAAGTGAGAATGGACCCATATCTGAGAGGTCCAAGTTCATAACTAAAGTTTGTGTACCTGTGGGCACACCCATAATCATAAAGTCACCACTACCATTTGTTTTTACAGTGTATTTGTAGTATTTGTCATAAACCTGAATAAGGGCCGGATTTGTAAGGATATCATTCTTACTTGGAAAAGTACCCGTTGGCACGTGACCCGAATGGCTTGATTCATAAGGTAAAAGATTGTATCTATACCCATCTTCATTTACATCTTCAATAGTTTCGTAAGGATATAATTCTCTGATAATCTCATTATTTAGATCCTCACTTGTAATTGGGACAAAGATTGATAGTTTGGCGTTCGGGATACCATAACCACCATTAGCGAAAACACGTCCGACAACAACACCATAATCCGCACACATTCTTGTGTAGACATCTTCGCTTCTAATCTTGAGTGATAGAATCTCAATTTGATCAAAGTCTTGATCTAATTGTACATTGATTTGCCTATCTACACCTACTTGGGTTCTTATTCTATATGACTTGGACATTAAAACAAACTTTCTATGATAAATAGTTTATCCACTATTTTATAAAAAGTAATCTAAATTTGGGAAAACTATAGATTAGGAAAAGTTTGTAGTCTGATAATTCTTAACTCTTACGGTGATGTCTTTAGCGGGGAATCTAACTTGATAGATTTGATTGGGTTCCGCAAAAATTGTATTATCAACCAATGATATTTCTTTGGTTGCCGCATCTGAATATGGCATCGATGTTTGAGAGGAACTATATTGACCCCCAACTTTATTGAAAATCTTAATTTCACCAACACTAATGACACCATTTTCAGATTGTATTAGTCGATTCAATTCTGACACTAAAATGTCCTCACCCATTTCTCTAATTGTTGGACTAAAGAATGTCGTAACTCTATCAATAATATTTGATATAACCGCTCCCTGATTTTGAGTAGAATCTAGTACCGCCTGCACATCAACCGCCAAATCAATTACCTGAGAGTTTCCGATCTGAACATAGTCATTAATCATTCTATAGTTTGATAGATACTCAGCTAAATTTTGTTTCATAGTTTGTGATACTTCAGATGTAAGATTTCCTGAAGAATCGTATGATAAAACATTTATAAGAATCTTGTTATTATTCTCAGTGATTGAGACTTTAGCAGGTGCTCCGAATTGACCTGGCATGTTTCTGATAATAGCCTCATAGTCGGAGATGGTTACCGCTCTATTTTGAGCCGAAAAGTTGTATGTAACGTAATTTCTGACCTCTTCGGTGGATGGGTACCCTGCACCTCCAATTGCCGCTGTAACGTTGTTACAAGCTAAAGAATTGATTACGGAATTGTTTATTACATCGGAAGGTCCGTTTACAAAGAAATCTACCGAACCAATTTGGTTGATGACGTTCACACCTAAGTTTGTCCCCTGACCACCACCGATTCTATACTGAATGAATAGTGTTGTGTTTGCCTTTGGTGTTGATCCCAAAGACATCATATTGTTTTGGTATCTTTGGATTTTCAGCGGAACGTCCAAAGCGGTAAATTCACGTAATTGATCTTCAGCTGTGTTTGTACCCCCACCAAAAGTAATTTTCAAAAATCCTTCAGGGGTATATTCGGTTATAAATCTTTCTTGTGTTTGGATGTATCTTCCAACCTTGATTGATGGATCATCTGATGGTTTTGTCGGATCTTCGATAAACACTCTACCTTCAGCTAAAGCTGGTACTTCATACCATCTACCATTAACTCCTAAAAATTCTTGTGGTGTTGGTACGTTTGAATATGATGTTCCATCTCTCTGTATAATTGATGTTACACCCAACACATTTTTTTCAGGTAAGAAGAATTCAAAGAACGGACGTACGTCGTTTGGAGTGATTACTCTTTTGAATACTTTTGTAATACCATTTACAACAGTTTCTCTTTTTGTGATGGTATAGTTGATTAGATTACCACTGGCATCAAAGTTTGGTATTTTGAGTCTGTTTGGAAAACCATCCTGATTGAATGGTGATGAAAAATTGATGTCATAAAGATTTTCAAAGATTTGTCCCGATCCAATAACCTGACTTCCGGCTCTCAATGTACCCAAATATCTTCTTTATCACCAAAGGCTGGTACTGTGATTGAAAAATCTACTAATGCAATAGAAGGTCTCTGACCTGGAATTTTCAGACCATATGTCCTCGCGATATTATAAATTGATGATCTTTGTTGTGCAAATTGAAGAACGGTTTCTTGAATACTTCTATCGATGTGATAATGTAGGTTGTCTGCAACTGCGGCATTCAAATCCAAAAATACTGAGAATACCGATGCGTCATTGAAATTATCAATTAGTTCGGGATAGTATGTTTTGGTATAATTTATAAGTTCCTGACGGATCGCCGCAAAGTCTCTTACAGTATAGGATATTCTTCTTTCTGCCATAATCTTAAATATTTATGATGACGAAATCTTTTGTGTTGAAAACATCATTAGTTATTGAGTAATCAATCCTTACCGTCGCCGTATACTCAGAAACATCTTGATTGGTTCTTCTAAGAGCAGGATCTATTACTCCACCCGCCTCAGTTGCTGTAAGACCGGCCGCCTCACCTGTAGGTGCGGTGATGGATATATTTGTCAACTGTAATTGTGGCATAAATTTTTGTACCGAATCTTTAATTTCAGCCTCAATACTTTGAAATGTGGGTCCGTCCAATGGTTCAAAAATATACTCCAACAATCTTGTTCCGAAATCAGGTAGAAAATAACGTGAACCTTTTCTTGTCAGAAGAAGATGAATAAGATTACTTCTGACCTCCTCAGCAGGAAAATCTGTAAGATCCAAATATTTTCCATCGAATGAATCTACGAAGGGGAAAGTTAAACCGTATGTTTTGCCGTTTGCCATATCTGATAAATATACCCCATTATTTTTTTTAGGATATAAAAAAAACCCACCACTTTTGTGATGGGTTTATCGTGCGTTATGAACCTTTTTGGGGTTTTATGCCTGACATGCCACGCATTCGAGGTCATTCAGATTTAGTTTCTTTCTAGCAAAAGCCTGAGCAGAATTCATTGAGTGTTGGTAATAAAGTGTTTTTACCCCCAACTTCCATGCATCTATAAGAAGTTTGTTAACATCTTTAGTTGGCATATCAGGTGAAACCATCAAGTTCAGGGATTGAGCCTGATCAATAAAATCTTGTCTGACAGCCGCCTGATTGATAATAGACGATTGATTGACCTCAGCAAAAGTTCTGAAGATATCTTTTTGTTCATCCGTCAAGAACTCCAAGTGTTGAACTGATCCATCGTACTTTTTGATACTATTCCAGACTTCTTTTGTGTCTTTTCCCATATCAGAAAGTAATTTTTTTAGTACGGGGTTTTTAATTGTAACTTTCGCTTTAGCAACATCCTTTACATAAGC